TGGTTATTACCCCTTTTTAATGACATATACAGGGTTCTAAAACCGAGTGGTAGTTTTATACTAAACATCAACGATACTTGTAAGGGTGGGTATAGAAATCCTTTTATTTACGAGTTAATCTATAGGAGTCAGAAAGAAACGAACTTAAAGTTTTACGACACATATATTTGGCACAAGATGAACGGAATACCAAATGGTAGTCCAAAGAGATTCAGAAACAATACAGAGTTTATATTTCATTTTGTTAAGGACCAGAAAGAATTAAAGTTTCATATGGATAGAGTACTCAAGGAACCAGCAGAAAGTAATAAAGAACGTCGTAAGTATAATTGGACTATTACAACTCACGGAGAAACAAAAGGTGGGGAACGAACAAATAAGAAAACAATAAATTACCTTACTGGTTCAACAAATAAAACCAAAGATGGTTATGAATTACCTACAAACAAAAGGACATTACCTGATTTGGTAAGACCTGATAATGTCGTTAGGTTTCACACAGCAGGACACGCCAGGGACAATACGATTAAACACCCCGCTCCATTTTACAAGGACTTACCAAAGTATTACATCAACTTATTAACGGATAAAGATGATGTTGTATTAGATGTCTTCGCCGGTATAGGAACAACAGGATTAGCCTGTAAAGAACTTAACAGAGAGTTTATTGGATATGAATTGAACACCAAATATGTAGAGTTTGGAAATAAACGAATAAAATAAAAAAATATGCCAAGAGCAAGAGTCAGAGGAGGCCGTAAAGCCCATAACAAAAGAATTAGAGCTAGAAATGAAAAGATGAAGGATAAGTATTGGGAGTTCGAACAACTCAAGAAAAAGATTTATGAAGAAGCCAAAGAAAGATATTTGGAAGAACAAAATAAACAACAAGAAATAAAAATAAAAGAAGATGACGGAAATAATAATTCCTGATGATGAATTACCACTTTATCCATTAAGACCAAAACCACCAGGAAGACCAAAAGGTTCGTATTCAAAAAGAATGACTGACGTTGAAAAGAGAACGTTTATAAACAATGCTGCAAAAGAGATACTTGAAAATCATCTATCCTACAATGAGTTTGTCAAATATTGTAAGGACACAGCAAATATGTCCAAATCACAAGCAAACGAATATTGGGGAAAAGTATGGGTATTACTTAAGAAAAAGTTTGAATTGGAAAAAGATAAACTGATTCTAAAGCACACACAGAAGTATTGGGACATCTATGAACAAGCTGTAATTTCATCTGACCTCACCAATGCAAGACAAGCATTAAACGATTTAGCGAAACTACAAGGTCTTAATGAACCTGACAAAGTTCACGTTACGGGAACATCAATCAAATTAAACTTTGGTGAATCAAGTGAATAAACAAATCACAGTTCAAGGATTTACCCCAACAAAAAAACAAAAAGAAATTATTGATGCGTGTTTATCTCCATCGATAAAATATATCATTGGATGTTTCGGTAGACAGGCAGGAAAATCATTTACAGCAATGAACCTACTTCTCAAATGGGCATTAGAAGACAATGGTTCAGTTTGTATGTGGGTTTCACCAGTATATTCTCAAGCAAAAAAAGTATTCACAGAATTAACCAATACAATTGCTGGTTCAGGATTAACAAAGTCGGTAAATAAATCTGAACTTACAATAACCTTTATCAATGGTTCTGTAATGTATTTCAGGTCGGGGGAAAGAGAGGATACATTAAGAGGTTATACATTAGACTATCTTGTGGTAGATGAAGCTGCATATATCAAAGACAATGTATGGACAGAAGTACTCAGACCTACCGTACTAGTTAATGGTAAGAAGGTTCTATTTATCTCAACCCCAAAAGGAAAGAATTGGTTTTATGCTTTAGCGATGAGAGGGAATAGTGATGACTATCCGCAGTATAAAACATTTCACGCAACATCATTTGACACACCCTATATCACAGAAGAGGAACTGATTGAAGCAAAACTTTCTTTACCTGATACAATTTACAAACAAGAAATCCTTGCAGAGTTTATTGATGATGGTGGAGAAGTATTTGGAAATCTAAAAGACATTTGTGGTTTAAGAGCATACCCGAATTATGACCCCTCAAAAAAATATTATGCAGGACTTGATTTCGGACGTCAAAATGACTTCACAGCACTTGTGATACTGAATTCGGAAGGAGAAATGGTGGATTTTTATAGAGAAAGACAAAAGAGTTGGGACATCATAATCAGTGAGGTTATAGCAAAGTTGAAGAAGTGGAGACCAGTATGTTTCGCAGAGGTTAATAGCATCGGGGATGTACTATACGAACAAATCAAAAAACAATACCCCTCCGTTCAACCATTCATTACAAATAACGATAGTAAACAAAATATGATTGAAGATTTAATTATGGGGATGAATGAGAGCAAGATTATTCTACCTTCAGCAGAACTCAATACAGACCTATTTAAGGAACTTTCTGTTTTTACATATGAATACTCACCCAAAACAAGAAAGATAAAATATGGAGCTCCCAGCGGGTTCCACGACGATTGTGTAATATCCCTTGCACTATCCTATCATTCATACAAGAAAAAAGCAACCTATGGAACATATGTTGTTAGATAAAGTTGTGGATAAAAAAAACAAAAATGATATTTTTATATGATGAAGTTTAATTACAAAGGAAAGGCTTACGAGATTGAAGAACCAACAGTAGAGATGTGGTCGAAACTTGTTTTAATGCAAGAATGGTCAGATGAAAAAGAATTTTGTATCAAACTTTTATCTTTGACTACAGGACTTACAGAGGAGGAAATTGAAAATAGTGATTACATTGAAGTAGTCAAAGTTTCAAATGAAATCTCAGCTTTTTTAACTGAAAGTGGAGATAAGTTCTATAACGAGTTTGAATTTAATGGAAAAAACTATCGTTTTCTTGATTTACCTAATTTAACATTTGGTGAATTTATTGATATTGATACTTACCTATCCAAAGAACCCCACGAAAAGAAAAAGGAAATGCCTCTAATGATGACAATGCTTTATCGTGAATTGGATGAGAATGGAAAGTATAAACCTTATAACTCGAAGGAATTACAAGGTAAAGCTGAGGAGTTCAAGAAACTACCGGTGAAATATGTTAGGGGAGCAACCAATTTTTTTTTTCATTTAGACAAAACCTTACAAGGCAATTTTCAGGGCTCTTTCAGGTTAAGGTTGAAGTTGATGGCAAAGATGATTTGGATACTCGTGAAGTTCATTCCTTTGATAGGTTTTGGGGTTGGTTTGGTACTCTTGTCTCGCTTGCGAACGAAGATATTACAAAAATTGAAGAGATTACTAAATATCCGTTAGTATTTGTATTAAACTATTTATCATATAGTAAAGACATAAATGATATGAGAAGAAGAGAAGCACAGAAACTTCAACAACAAATGAAACACAGATAATATGGCAAACGCAGTTGGATATTACAATTATAAGAAAATTATGGACTTGCTCCGTCAATTAGCTGACTATCACGAACAACTACAATCGTGGGGTTTCGGTGACATTGAGCAACTTATCTATCAAACTGAGATGAGATTGAAGCAGGACAATGTGCAATCCAATTTAGCACCTTACTATCCTGCTATGTGGGTTATTCCTGAAAGTGCAAAAACTGATGGTAAAGAAACTACCTATGATTTCAGTATATTAATTATGGATATTCAAAACGTTAAAAACTTTGACAACGAGTTAGACACGTATTCTGATACATTGGATATTCTTAAAGATGTTATAGCTCAATTAAAATATGCTACAGGTATGGAGTGTTATTGTAATCTCGATTTGGACTACCCTGTTGAGATGACCCCTTTTGGTGAAGCCTATGATGACTATGTAAATGGATGGGCGGGTAAAATCAGATTGAGAGTTCCTGACGCAATAAACAGATGTATAGCACCATACTCTACATTCCCACCTTGTGATAATAATTCAGATGGAACAAGCGAGTAAATATAAGTTTTATCAGTTTCAACAAATCCCTCAGCCAAAGTTTGATAGGGCTATGAAGGAACTTGCTGCTTTATTTGAGCAAGCCCTAAAAAACAATTTAGCAAAACCATATCCTTATGCACCAGGTTACTTCGGACAACGACGTAAAAAGGGAATAAGAAATATGACAAAGAAAACAGGTGCTTTATATAATTCAATAAAAGTTTCTTTTGACCCTGCAACAAAACAAATCAAAGTTAATATGCTTGATTATTGGAGATATGTTAATGATGGTAGACAACCTGGTAAATATGTTCCACTCAAACCTCTTATGGATTGGATAAAAACCAAAGGATTGAATAGAGATACGAGAGGTAGATTTAAGAAATTCAATATTAAGAGCACAGCATTTGCAATGTCAGCATCCATAAAGAAATTTGGTATTCAACCAACAAACTTTTATGATGATAGTTTTGATGTATTTATAAAAGCATTTGATAATCCTAATGGACCAGCTTCGAAATTGGGGTTAGATGTTAAAGAATTTCTCACTAAAATAATTCAACAACCAGTAAAATGAGTGTAATAATCAATATAGACCAATCACCACTTACAATTACCCCGAGTAATGGTGAGCACGTATATACTTTATCTAGCACAGGATATACCTTAACAAACTTTAAATTTCTTGTAGATATTTTTTTTAGACCAAATCAAGTTAATTTCTCAGGCACAACTGAGCCAGCAGCTAGATTAAAAGTCCGTCCCAATTCTTATGGTAAAGCAATCATTGAATTGGAAGAGATTGTAAGAACATTCCTCACTGCTAATCCAAGATTTTCCGGAACAACTTATCCTTATCTTAACTACGTTGCTCAAGAGAACTCTGTTCTTACAATGAGTGATGCGACCAATACAAGAACATTAAACGCCTTCAACACATTCAACGGGAATAACCTGTCCCAAACTGTACCGGTTTTATGGCACGCAGAACAATATGCAATTAAGGTGGGTTGTGAATATGAATCAGGAACCACTATCATATATGATATGAATTATTTGGCTTCCTATCAACCTCCTTCCATAAACATCTTTCCAGGGGTAGACAACAAATTAATTCCGGAACCATACCTATCTGGTGCTACACTTGGGTCAGGTTATACCCAATCCCCAAACTTCTATCAGGTAGACAATCAGTCGTGGTACTATTATGATTTGTTTAGACATATCTATAGACCTGGTGATGATGCAAGTTGTGGTCCCCGTGAGTTTCTAAATGCTGCAGGTAGAGAATATAAAACAATCTCTCAAGATGGATTTGTTTCTCAAAGAGTGAGGAGGAGACAACATCATCCCGATTGTCCAATCATTGTTTCATTCCTTGATGGACAAAATGATTACTTCACAAATAATACTTCAAGAGTTGTTATTCGTGGTGCTGACTTTCAAGATGACAATTACACTTATTCAGCTTGGACAAGGAATGTTTCAACAGGATTTACATACCAATATGAGATGTGGAAAAATGCTGTATTCTATATGCCGTGGAACATAACACAATCCGGTACAAATGTTATTCCACAAGATGCTGGTAAAGTTTGTTTCTATCTTACTTCAGGAACCAATATGAACTTTTCAGCTAGAACAAGTGAGATACTTGAGTTTTATATGATGGACCCTGATTGTATAAACCAACCTATACATCTTTTATTCCTCAATGGACGTGGTATGTGGGATACATATACATTTGGTAAGAAATCTACAAAGACCTTTGAAATTGAAAGAAAACAATATAGACAAGAAAGTTCCTTGAATAAGAGTTTTTATTCTCGTGGAGCATATCAGAGGGGAACAACAGTATACGATACGGAAGCAACCTATAAGATTGATTGTATGTCAGATTTTATGACAGAAGAAGATGTGGTTATTGTTGAAGAGTTATTTAATTCAACTGAAGTATACATCATCGAAGGAACAACAGAAATGGTTGACCCCTGTGCTCAACCTGATATTGATGACTGTGAAAGTTGTTTAGGTGAGATTAGACAATATCAATATCTCAAACCAGTCATTGTCGAAAACAAGGAATTACAGAAATATCAAAGACAATATCAAAAGATATTCCAATATACCTTTACCCTAAACTATGCAGATGTAAAAAGATACAGAACTCAGGGTTAATATGAACTTACAGATTAGAACTTATGTAAACGGCGAACAAGAATTTATTGACCTATATAATGACGAGGAAATAAATATGGAGGTTGCTTTTGCTGAGATACAAGATATAACCAAAAAAAACTCTGCATTCTCAAAGGAGTTCAAAGTTCCTGGTACAAAGAACAATAATTATATTTTTAACTACTTCTTTGACTTCAATACGGTTTATCTAAATTGGAATCCCAATAAGAAATTTGAAGCCGATTTGCTCTACGATGGATACGAGCTCTTTAACGGGTACATCAGAATGAACAGTGTATCTGTCAACAAATTGGAGAAAGTGTATTCTATAACCTTCTATAATGGTGTGGGAGACGTTGTAGCAAACATTGGTGATAAATTCTTGAGAGAAGTTGATTTATCTGATTTAAGTCACCCTTTTACACAAAATGTATATCTTCAAAGTCAGGCTGATTGGAACTTATTTCCATTGACAGGAACAACAAACTATTCTTATCAGAATGGAAAGACATTTTGGGGTCTTTACAATATCGGTTACAATTACACAGATTCTCTTTCAGCAATTACAAACAATTATTTCGGTACTTCCACAAGTTCTGTAGCAATTGTCTCAGGTGTTAAGACAATAACGACAAACATAGAATTACCATTTATCATAGGGGATACAATAAGATTGACAGCGACACCATCACAAAATTATATTCAAGGTGTTGTTCAAGGGATTACTGGTCAAACAATTCAATTCCTACCCAATTTAGGATTGGGAACTGGCACCTATTCAAGCTGGTTGGTAAGTAGACAACTCTTGCAAGGAGAACAAATCCCTGACCCAACAACAAGTCCTATTATAGATTTTCAAAGGGAGGGTGTACCCAATTATATGACATTTAGTGGTACTCCCGTGAGGAATTATTATTTCAAGCCTTCATTACAAGTAAAAGAATTATACACAAGAATTTTCAATCAAGCAGATTACCTAATTGAATCAGAGTTTTTTCAAACAAACTTCTTTGAGAGATTTTATCTACCATTAAAGTTTTTGGATGAGACGATTTACACAAAAGGTGCAGATAGATTATGTTTTAATTATAACCAACAACCACAGGATGTAAGTTTGCATCCTATAGCTCTTTCAGGGAGTTGGGTTGTACAATCGGCAATCACTTGTGTATCCACAGCTATAACTTATAACAATACTGGTTTTACAATACCATCAAGTTATTCAAGTGATACGTCGAACTATACAGGGGTATTAACTCTTACTTATGAATCACCTCAAGTTGTAAATTGTCCTGCAGACCAATTAGATTTCACAGTATTGTTCGGACCACCAACAGCACTTACAACAGTATATTCAACGACCATTTGTAATGATTTGCAGCCGAGTTATTTATCAATCGTTGGAATACCAGTCACAATCACAGGATTTAATATCTCACAAGGTTTCGTAATTACGGGAAATACTTTACCATCAATTTATAATGTGAGTTTCAAATTAAACTCACCACCAGTAATTGTTGGAAACTTTGATTACTCGAAAGAATTTCCTGACAACGAATACAAGCAAATAGATTTTATAACCTCCGTAAATAAGTTATTTAATTTTGTTGTTGTTCAGCATCCACTGAAACAAAATACCTTAATTATCGAACCAGTCGTTGACTATGTAGGTAAGGGTCAAATATTAGATTGGACAGAAAAGATTGATTGGGATAGTCCTTATAATTTAGCCCCAACAACAAAGTATATCAACGGAACATTAGATTTAAGATTTAGATTAGATAAAGATTACGGAAATCAACAATTCAACATTGCCTCGAACAAAACCTTTGGAACATTTCAGAAGTTATTAAATCAAGATTACAAGGACAACAATATTGTATTTGATTTGACCTTTGGTTCTCCAACTGATATTGGATTAAATAACAATGCAGCTCCACAGATGACAGTTTCAAATATGGCTGCAATCAAGAATGAACAAAAGAACGGACAGACAACACAACAATACAATCCATTCAGAATTTTACCAAGATTGGTATTTAGAGGTCCCGTTATTCCAAATGATAATTGGGGTATTCCAACAGCAGCTAGTTCTGGTGCAACTCAAACGTGGTATGCTGAAAACAATCCAATAAGTTATTGGCAAGAGGTTAATAGGTTTTCTACTTATCCCTTTGCATTTTCAGGTTTCTCACAATATATAAATTGGAACTCATCAAACACAACAGATACAATTCAATCAGTATTCCCGACAATGTATAATATGTATGATGTTTATTATAGTGATTACATTGAAGATTTAATCAGTCCTGAGAACAAAATATTTCAAGCTAAGATATATCTAAAACCTTGGGAGATTGCTGCACTCAGATTTGATGAAAAAATCCTGATAAAAAATACATATTACAGAGTTAATAAAATCTCAAACATAAATCTCACACAACCTGATTTGTGTAATGTGGAATTGATTGGTCTGACAAGAGATTACGAAAGTCATCCTGTAAAATACTTTGATTTGATTAGTTGTACTGGTGGAACTGATTACCATACAACCTCAGATTTGAATTACAATATGTATGCTTATGTAGGAAACTATGTAAACATTTTTACAGGGTCAACAACAACTTATACATCAATAGGTTGTTATGAAGTAGTTGAAGGAACACCAAACCCTAATTATGACTATGAACAAATATTTATCGGTAGTGGATTTACAACGTCAAGCGTTGGAGTTTATAGTGATTGTGGATGCTCCGCTAAAACAGCATTTGATATAGTACAACAAATTTAAAATGGCTTATCGTATAACCTTAACACCAACTGCGAGTAATACTCCTACCCCGAGTATAACAGCTTCTGTCACGCCAACAAAAACTCCTACGGGGACACCTTGTCCTACTCTTCCTGGTGTTACAACTACGAATACAGCCACACCAACTTTAACACCAACCATCACACCTACACAAACACCTGGTCAATGTAGAAGTTATACAGCTACTAAGTTGTCCACATTCTTAACTGTTTCAGATATTAATTGGACAGATTGCTATGGAGTACCACAATCTCAAACATTGGAAGAACCACCAAACACATATCCTGAATCAATTACATTCTGCGCAATCGCTGGTACACTTTCTTATGACCCTAATCAAATTGGAGTAGTAGACAATGGACCTTGTACACCACCAACGCAAACGCCAACCTTGACCCCGACAAATACTCCATCACAAACACAAACCAACACACCTACGAATACACAAACAAGCACACCAACAAATACTGGTACGCCGACAAACACCCCAACTCCAAGTTCAACTTCTTCATTGGTTCCAATACAACTCACAGGAACAGGATTCAATGCTCTCACGAGAACCTTATCCAAGATGACTGGTAATAATAAAATCTATATTGGAGGAGCTTTCACACAATATCAAGGAAGCACACAGAATAGATTTATAAGAATTAATGAGGACGGTTCCAAAGATACTTCTTTCAATATTGGAACGGGTTTCAATGGTGAGGTAATAACTTCAATAGAAAATACTACAACAGGAGACATTTATGTTGGTGGTAATTATACACAATTTACAGGAGCATCAAATACTCGTTTGATTAGATTGAACTCAGATGGTAGTAAAGATACTGCATTTAGTATTGGAACAGGTTTTAATGCTGCTGTTCGTAGTTTGGCTTTACAATCAGATGGAAAGTTAGTAGTCGGGGGAAACTTCACGACTTATACCGGAAGCTCCTATAATAGAATATTAAGATTGAACACAGATGGTTCTGTTGATACAACTTTCAGTGCTGGTACAGGATTTAGCATTGCACTAGCGGGATTAGGTGTCACTACACTTTTAGTAGACAATGCAGGAAAGATACTCTGTGGTGGACAAGTTACAGGATATAATGGAAACGTGATAGGTAATTTTGTTAGATTAAATACAGATGGTTCTGTTGACACTACATTTAGTTCAGGAACAGGATTCAACTCATTCACCTATGGTGGTATACATCAGTTGTCGAATGGAAAATATATTGTAACAGGAGATTTCACACAGTATAATGGGGCTTCAATTACGAGAGTGGCACGATTGAATACTGATGGTACATTGGATACAGGATATACTCCAAGTAATATAAATAATTTTGTGGAAAGCTCATATTTGGATTCTCAAGAAAGGGTATATCTATACGGAGGATTTACTACTGTTTCAGGTGTTACAGTAAATGGTATTACACGACTTACTAGTGGTGGAACTTACGATAATACATTTGTAGTGGGAACAGGTCTTTCACCAGCAGCAAATCAAGACGGACTTGCGGGACCATTGGTGGAAAATGTTGGTTCAATCCTTTATGGTGGAGTATTTACATCTTACTCAGGTCAAACAGGCATAAATTATATTTTAAGAGTTAATAGTTCAGGTACATCTTTGAGAAGTTAAAATAAAAATTAAATGGCATTTAGAATATCAGTTTCAGTAACACCAAGCAATACGCCGAGCAAAACTCCGACGAACACCCCTACCATTACAAATTGTCCAACAAAAACACCTGAGTTGACGCAAACTGCAACACCTACCAATACAAACAGCCCAACACAAACTAGTTCTCCGACTTCAACCCCTCAAATTACACAAACAGCCACTCCAACTTCGACCTCAACAAACACACCAACACCATCTATTACTCAAACGAGCACACCAACTTCTACCATCCCTGATATTACACCGAGTATGACTGCTAGTAACACAGAAACTCCTACGAACACACCTACTAATACAGCAACACCAAGTTTAACTCCCACCCAAACTATCACTCCTACTTGTGGAACATTTACCACTCAATATATGCAGAGCGCACAACAGGGGAATAAGGATATAAGATTTACTCTTTTTGATAATCCTGACTTTACAGGTAATGCTAATGCTGTTTGTGATTATACAATAACAGGAACTTTTGATATTGATGGTGGAGCAATCAATCAACCATATACAACAGTTATGGCTCAAAACGACCATAACCATACTTACGACACAGGTTCTAATATAACAGGATTTACGATTACTTCTGTAGTCCCTGTTTGTCCTTGTGTTCTTGTAATATTTAATCAAATTACACCCACACCGACTTTAACCCCTACAATCACACCAACGATTACACCTACAAACACACCTACTATCACACCTACTATCACACCGACTATTACACAGACAAGCACTCCTACGGGAACTATCGAAACCACTCCGACGAACACCCCTACAATGACAAACACTCCGACCATATTGGAATATTGTAATTATGTATCCGTAGATAGTCAGAATAGTTTGGATATTGATATTACAGATGTCACAATCAGTGGAGTGAGTGTGAGCTACATTTCAGGAACAAACTTTACAATCAATGCTGGTGACCCAACAGGATATTTCGGAAGCAATATCTCAGGAAGTTCTGTGACAGTCAGAGTTTATTATAATAGTTCAATCACGGGACAAAATATCACAGTTATGGATTGTACGGAAACAACTTATTGTTGTGATACAAATGTCGGAACAAATATCTATTGTGAATTTACATTGGATTTGAGTTGTGGTTGTTCGTGGACAATAACAGCAACTGATGGCTCGTGTGTATAATGATTTTAAGACGAATTATGACCGAATAAATTAAAAATGATATTTCTTATTATGGAAAACAAAATAACCGATAGAATTGAAGATAATGAGCTCACAGATTATGTAGGAGATTTGAGAAGAGCTCTCAATCGAGAATTATTAGAAAAAAAACAATTCCATAAATGGTATAACCAATTAAAAAACTTACCAGAGCTTTTTGATTTTGTGAAAAATACAACTGAAATATAATGGCAGCGAATAAAATAAGCATCAAATTTGATATAGATAATAAGGACTTGGAAATAGTCACAGGTAAAGTCCTGACGCTCCAACAACAAATTAAAATATTAAAACAAGAAATTCAGAAACCAGGATATTCCCCTGCTGAATTAGATGCACTGAGAAAAAAATTGGGGGATACAGAAGATGCTTTCAAAGCAACAAAAGCAAAGTCAGGAGACCTTCTGACTTCACTTCAATTAATTCCTGGTCCGATAGGTGAAATAGCCAGCAAGGTCAATGGTGCAATTTCAATTTTAAAACAATTTGGTTCATTCAAAATTGAAGACTTAAAATTCCAAATTAAAGAAACCATTGATGACTTCAAAGATGTCATAAAGACTATCGGTCAAGCGACAGGAATAACAAAACTTTATACAACGGCTTCAAATGCATTAGCTTCTGCTTTTGTGAAAGTTGGTGTTGGTGAAGCTGCTGCGACAGCAGGAGCAAAAGCCTTCAGTGCCGCTTTAATATCTACGGGTATTGGAGCCCTCGTGGTTGCTCTCGGTTTAGCTGTTCAAGGATTGATGGATTTTGCTTCAGGTTCAGATGAAGCAGAAAAACAACAAAAGCAACTCAATGATGAATTGGAAAGGTCAAATATGCTTTTGGATATGGATTTGGCTAGTGCAAAAAGGAGACAAGCAGAAAGAATTGCATCATTGAAATCTCAAGGCGCGAATGAAAAAACTATTCGAGCTCAAGGTATAAAAGATTTGAAGGAACAACTATCTCTTACTCAAACTGCGATTGGTGAAAATATAGAAAAAGAAAGACAATTACAGAAAGAAGGAAAGAAAGGATTAGAAGATGTCTATAAGCAAAGAAACAAACTCGAAGGACAACAGAAAGATTTAATAAGTCAAATCAAAATTGCAGAACTTGATAATATTACTGAGACAAATAAACAAATTAAAACTCAGAATGAACAGGCTGTTCAGAACACGATAAAATCAAATGAAAAATTAAATAAAGCTGAAGCCGATAGACTTGCACAACAAAAAGCAGATGCTGCAGAAAGAAGAAGATTGACTGATGAGAGTATTAAATTATTTCAAGAAGAAAAGAAAGCTGAGGAGGAAAGAGTTTCAGGAAGAAAGGATTTTGCTAAAAGGATAAGAGATTTGTATGTCAGCTTAATAACTGATGAAAATGCAAGAAGACGAGCTGAAATAAAAAATGCACAAAAAGATGAATTAGAAGCTCTTGAAAAAGATAAAAATTTCTTAGAACTTTCCGAAACAGAAAAAGCACGAATAAGATATGCAGTAAGGGAAAAAAATTCTAATGAAATAAATGACCTGAATAAAAAAAGTAAGGACAAACAAACTAAAGACGACGAAGAGGCTGCTAATGCTCAAATTGCTATTGAACAAAAGAAATTTGATGCTCAACAAAAATTATTAGGAGCTACAGCATCAGCTATAACTGCATTGGCAGATATAGTTGGTAAAAATACCTTAGCGGGTAAAGCATTAGCCGTTGCGGCTTCATTGATTAATACCTATACAGCAATTGCTGGTTCATTAGCACAATATTCCAAACCCGGCGCTCCACCAATTCCAGGTTTCGCAATTGCTCAGGCTGTAGCCACTGGATTGGTAGGTTTCAAAGCAGTTGCTGATATTATTAAAACACCAGTACCAAATTCCTCAACAGGTGGTGGAGCACCTGAACAACCAAGAAAATTGGCTTCAGGTGGTATGGTTTCAGGACGAGGCGGACCTAAATCAGATTTAATACCAGCAATGCTCTCAAACGGTGAATCTGTAATCAATGCACAATCCACAGCAATGTTTAAACCTTTACTCTCATCAATCAATGCTATTGGTGGCGGTAGAAGATTTGCTGATGGTGGACTGGCTGTTGGTTCATTCTCACAACAACAAGCACTTTCTGATTTACAAAGTAGTATGAATTTACAAGCAACCCCAATTAAAACCTATGTGGTTGCAAGTGATATGACAAGTCAACAGATGATGGATAGAAGTATAAAAAGTCGTTCAACAATTTAAAATTGAACTTTATTAAAAAATTGATATTTATTAGTATATGACCCCAAAAATTATTGAACTTATTATCCAAGATGGAGATGAAGAAGCGGGACTTGATGGTATTGCGTTAGTAGAGATGCCAGCGCACGAAGCAAACTTTGAATATTTCAATGAGGAGAAAGGAACTCCTTGTGAGGATGGTAAATGTTCACACTATATTTTAGCTGAGGAGAAAATACCACAAGTAATTCAAATGTTTCACGCTTTTGGGGAACCACAAGGTTTTCTTGAAAAAGAAGGTTGGGAAATTACGGCTGTTAGACCAGTCAAAAAACAGGAGTTCCAAATAATCTCCAATCCCAATTTACCATCAGCTCAAGATACACCTAATGTAAGATTTAGGTATAAGTATGTAGGTCCAAAAGATGAAAAAAATAGAACATTTTGTGCTGAGATGATGGCTGCTCGTAGAGTATTCAGAATTGAGGATATTATTGAAATGTCAAATCGTTCTGTAAATGAAGTTGGACCTGATGGCTACGACATTTTCACTTGGAGAGGGTCTTATAACTGCAGACATAGATGGGTACAACTTATCTATGAACCAACCGGAAGAATTGTAAATAACGATAGAGCTTTAGGTAATGTAGAGGACGAGGATGGAATGCCAGGTCCTGATACAAGAACCACAGCCACAATCAATGCAGGTAATACACCTCCAAGAGTTGGATTTGCAGCATCAAATCCTGATGTTAGTGCTTTATCCCCTTATGTTGACCAAATCACAAAACCAAAGAAAAAACCAGTATTAGCTTCACTACCACTTTTTGAAAAACAAGAGGATGCTGAAGCAATCGCTATGTTAATTGGTTGTGAAGGTTCACACCCTCATTCTTATGGTGATAAAACTTTGTTTATGCCTTGTAAGGCTCATCCAAAAGAAGATACAAGTTATATAACTGATGATAGTTCTGACCCTGATGATGTTGGTGGAAGTGACAATCCAATGGAAAACTTTGCTGAAGTAGGCCCAAGAGGTGGTATAAACCCAAGTGATAAAGCCCCAAAGAGTGGAACCCCTAATCCGAATCCAAAAGGTGAAGGAACAGCCAAGGGTGATGCGAGTGGTAAGAGAGGAGCAAAGGTTTCAGCAGAACAAGAAAAGACATTACAGAAAAAGGTTGATGACTTCAACGAAAAAGAGAGTAATACCAAAAATGGTAGAGCAACTTTGGGAGCATTAAAATCTGTATTCCAAAGAGGATTAGGAGCCTTTAATGTATCACACTCACCGAAGGTTCAATCAAGCGAACAGTGGGCTTATGCTCGTGTAAATGCGTTTCTTTATCTTCTAAAAAACGGAAGACCACAAAATAGAAAATATACAACAGACAACGACCTATTACCAAAAGACCATCCAAAGGCAGAAAAGATGTCTTCAATAGAAGAAGATTTTAGTTGGGAAGGTTATATCGATGAAGAAGAACAAATGCAAATGATGAGACAAGAGTTTCAATCATACGATGATTACCCCGAACTTATCAGTAAAAATGCTCAAGCCGCTCTAAATTATATTGAGAAGACAGGTAATCCTAATGATTGTTTAACACAAGTGGGTAAAGTAAGAGCTCAACAATTAGCTCAAGGAAAACCTATCTCTATTGATACTGTAAAGAGGATGAAATCCTTTATTTCAAGACATAAAGTAGATTTGGAAACTTCTAAATCATATCAAGATGGTTGTGGTAAATTAGCTCTGGATGCTTGGGGTGGAGTTGAGGCTCTATCTTGGGTTGAAAGCACCATAAAAAAATATGAGGAAATGAGTATTGATGAAAAAGATATGAGTTTTTCTGTGTTTTCTTTAGAAGAGAAAATGGTTGTAGGCCCTGCTATGGTTCCTGATAAGATGATTATCAGAAGAAATGAAATTACTGGTGAGATATACTATGTGTATTTTACCGAAGAAACTATAAAGAAACTTCAACAAAAGTTTATGATTGAAAAATTGTTAGACAAAACAAATGTTGAGCACGGAAGGAAGTTTCTAAATGGTGTATCTGTGGTTGAGAGTTGGATAGTTGATGACCCACAATACGATAAACAACAAGTATTCGGTATGAATTATCCAAAGGGAACTTGGATGGTAAGTATGAAAATAGAAGATGATGCTATATGGAATAAAATTAAAGAAGGTAAGTTAAACGGATATTCCGTTCAAGGTTATTTTCTTGAGAAAGCAAAGTTCAATAAAGATACTACCGATAAACTTGAAGAAATCAAAACTATCCTAAAACAAATTGTATGAATTACCAAGATGCTATAAGAAAAATTAATAAACTGCTTGGTTTGTATAAATTCAATTCCTACAAAATCAAAGAAAGTGGTGATGAAATCATTACTGAGGGTGATTTATCGGTGGGAGAACCTATTTATATTATCAATAAAGACGGACAAATTCCTGCACCTGATGGTGAATTTGAATTGGATGATACAACCAAAATAACAATCAAGGACGGATTAGTCCAAAAAATAAATTACGACAATATGGAACAAAAACAAAACTTCGTAGAAGCTGCGCTAAAAGATGGTACAGTTGTAAAATCCCCAACATTTGATGTAGGTGAAGAAGTTAAAGTTGTAAGTCCTGATGGGAAAGAAATGCCAGCACCAGACGGCGAGCACGAATTAAAGCTCAAAGATAGTGAAGGTAAAGAAGTTCTTATTAAGATTATGACCAAAGACGGAAAAATCACTGAAAGAGAAAATGTTGAACTTCCTGAAACTGAAATGGAAGAGGTTGAAGAAGAGATGGGTATGACCACACCGGCACTCTCTCAAGGCAACGACAATATGGAAGGTTTCAAAAAAGAGGTTATGGCTGTATTAGGTGAAATCAAAGATAAAATTGATTCTATTGTAGCTGACCAAGAAGAAATGAAAAAGAAGGTCTCCAAATTCGCTAAGGAACCAGCGGGAGAACCTGTAAGAATGGGTAAAAACCAAATTCAAACTGAATTAAATCAAGCTAAAGATGATTATATTTCTCAGCTTGTTAAAATCAGACAAGGTTTCAAATAATAAACGCTAATTTAAACATTAAAGAAAATGGCAAACAAAAAGTATGACTTTTCATTTAACCTTTCTTCACTCAGTACGTACACAGACGAAGTTGGAGGAGAGTTGATTAGAAGAGCAATTTTGGAATCTGAGACCATTAAGTTGATTAAAGTTCAACCCGGAGTTAAAGGGTCGCAAGCTATAAATCTCTTAAACTCAGACCTTTATGTGCAAGATGGTACTTGTGGATGGTCTCCATCAGGTTCAACTATCTATACACAAAGAGACATCACTGTATGTCAATATAAAATCAACGAGACATTATGTCCTGCTGATTTGAATAATTACTGGTTGGGTCAATTATTGACTCCTGGTTCAACACCGGAGACAGTACCATTCGAACAGCAAATAAGTGAGCTTAAGGTGGCTCAGATTTCTCAATACGTTGAGAATACAATTTGGGGTGCTTCTTCAGCTACAACTTGTTTCTCTGGTATTAAGCAATTGGTTAGAGGTGTAAGTGGTACAACTGCGGATACAGCTACTGTAACAGGTGGTATTGTAGTTTCTGGTCAATCACCAATCGCATCTACAACTGCACTTTCTCAAGTAGATGCTCTTATTGAGCAAATCCCTGATGACGTTGTAAACAGAACTGACTGGATTGTGTTTATGTCTCACGCAAACTATAGAAAATATTTGATTAACTATAGAACTGCGAATTACTACCACTTCAATCCTGAAGGGTCTTATCAAGATTTCAAAACATTCCATCCAGCTACGAACATCCTCGTTCACCCTGTTGGAGGTCTTTTGAACTCTAATCTTGTTGTGTTAATGCCAGCCGGTTATGCGGTTGCAGGTGTTGACTTAATGAGCGATATGGACAACCTTAAGATGTTCTATTCTGTAGATTTCGATGAAGTTAGATTGAGATGTAATTTCAAAATCGGTGTACAACTTGCTTGGCCGAATTTTGTAATCACAAACGGTTTAACATAATAAACGGACTTGAAAAGTCAAAAAATTAAAAAACAAAAGTTATGAGTTTTTCATCTTGTTTTGTAAGTTCTAATGTATGCAAAGGATGTCGTGATGCAGTCGGTGGTGTAAAAAATGTTTACATCGTTGCTGGTTGTGTTACTGGTACAACTGAAAATGGTGACCAAGAAATCCTCACCGTTGGAGCTACAGGCGGAACTGTATATCAGTTTCAAGTAGAGAAAAATACATCAAACTTTGTTGAGACAATCCAAGCGAGTTTAGAAAATGGTACTGTCGTATATAATCAAATTGTAAATTTGGTTTTCTTAAAATTACAACAGTCAACTAGAAATCAAATTAAACTCTTGGCTCAAAATACCGATATGAAGGTATTTGTTGAGACAAACGAAGGTGATATTTTTTATCTCGGTGAAGATTTCGGAATGGCTCTGCAAACAGGGACAGCTGAAACTGGAACCGCATTCGCAGACAGATACGGATATACGATTGTTCTTGAAGGATTTGAAAAAGAACCAGCTAAAAAATTGGCAGGGTCTCTTTCTTCAACCCTTGTTGGACTTTCTCTATCAAGCTGTGCTTGCTAAAAATACAATGAGTTCGGGGAGGCAGTGCTTCCCCAACTCTTATGCCACTCTCAATTATTATGG